GTTTTTTGTCCATTCAATTTTACTTTTCATTGTGGCACCTCTATTTTAGCTGTGGCACTGTCGCGGTCGCGGTCGCGGTCTATACAAAGGCGAGTGACCTTAGCGTTAAACCGGTCATGGTGCATAGTGGGTATTGCTTTCAGCGTGTTGATTAAATATATGTGGCTAGTGGATGGACCTGCACCATTATCCGCATATAAATAGTTAACATATCCATTCGCCATTTTATCAATTAAGTCTGTTAGCTTGTCATTCATTTTTAATGTACCTAGTTGTTGAATAAATTTTCAGAAATAGTCGTTGTCTATACAGCTTTGGAAAAACACACCGTATTCGGCTTGCACTTCATCCTCTGTTATACCGTACGGCGCTAATGCCGCGACTGTATCGCTGATATCACTGGTTATATGCGCCTCATAATTGCCTAGCTCGCGATGGATAACTCCTTTTCTACCGTTTTCTTGCAGGTCTTGCGTTCTGCCTTTTTCATGTATTGCTATTAAACCATCCGCCAGTGTTTGGGTATTGTCTGCGGGGCAGACAAGTCCCTGACCTAATGAGCGGTATTTTACACCATCAATGGCACCTTTTTCGTATTGGTCTTTGTTGAATGCGAAGAAAGCGCCGGTCGAGTTCAATATCTCGGTTTGTGCTGCTGCAACATAGCTAGATAAGTATTTCATTTTGTTACCTCTAGTTGGTTTATGTTGTGGATCACTAAGCGCTTGATTGTCGCTAACTCTACTTTACTGAGCGCTGGCGTAGTGTTGAGGAAATTTAAATAGGTCAACAGGTCGCGGGCGTTTAGTCGCCCACTGGTAATATTGGCCGCGATTATTTGAGTAATATTATTCATAATTTTATCCTTAGTTGGTTGGTGTACACGTGTTAATTAACACGGCATAGCAGGCGGTTAAACCTGCTATACCCTAGTAATTTAATCAGCTTTAATGGGCATTATAACCGCTGTATAATCACTACACTTAATAGCTATAGAATCCAGTGGACCGGCGGAAATTAGTTCTAATGGTTCCTCAATACTGAAAAAAGATAGCGCGTCTTTCAAATATTGGGTTTGCACCCATATATCGTCAACCACGTTTATAATCTCCAAACGCGTGGAGTTTATTTTAATAGTATTATCAAGTAGCGACTCTTTAAAGGTTGGTAAATAGTTGTTACCTTTCCGGCCATCTGGCAAAATACGCTTAAAATCAGGATATTTTGCATCCTCTTTGATGCTCTGCATATTCTTATCATAAAACCCCGCAGGATAGCTGGTGCCTTGGTGCGTATGCAATCGGTGGCCGTCGGTGGCCACTAAAATATCGCCGTCTGAATAGATGTACTGCAGGTAGTAGCGGCAATCTTTTGGTCCAGCCATTGAACGCGCCAGCCATTGTTCGGGTGTTTTTGGACGGACGGGTAGGGGTGGTTGAAAAAAGTTGTACATACTTGTTAGCACGTCGTAAACTCGCCCATCGGTTATATCTGTGCGGTCTAAATTTTCGACGAGGTCCACAAATTCGGAATACATTTCGGCCTTGGGTAGTTTCTTACGCCCGTTTGCTGCGTTTGCTATGTCATTAATATTCATCTGTTTTTACCTTTTGGTTAGTTGTGGCTTAATATGCCGCTTTGACTACTCGCGAGAATAGTTAAAACGTCAGATTAAACTAGTCGTGGGTTTCATCTACATAAAAATAATGGTCGGCACCATAACAGTAATAAACGCCTACACCGTCAAAACTTGTTATGTGGTCACTATAGGCCGGTTTGGTTTGCTCGGTGGTTTCTACTTCGCAAGGTATGAGCGCGGCACCATAACTAATAGCATCTTGTTCGGTTCCTTCATAACCTTCAAAAATAGCATTGTAAATTTTCATTTTATTCTCCGGTATCTATTGTTAAAGAACTGTCGCCACATGATAGGCAGGTGTTGATAGTTATACTGTCGATTATTTTCTGGCTAGCTCGAAATTTGAACTCGCACTGTTTACACTTAACAAGCAATTGCCGGTTCTTTTGTTTAGGCTTGCCATTAAGGCTCACATTCATAGCGGCGTGAGGTATAGGACCAATACGCTCAATCAGTGCGTTCAACTTGTCGATCAACTCTAGGCTTGGAACTGTACAGGTGAACGAGTTTTTAGTGCGGCCATTGTTACCGCCTTCTAATCCAACCAGCTTGCAGAGCTTAATAAACGGTGCCTTGTGCCCGTTCACGTTGTTATCATACGCATGCATCATTTCATGGATAGTAACAGCCAAGATGTTCAGCGAGTCTGACTCGCCCATGTTGGCGGTGATGAATATCTCGTTATAGCCGTCTGAGCTCGCGGCCCTATTCCAGCACTCGCCCAATATTACCGACTTTTTCTGTGCGGTCTTAGGCGCGGTTAAAGAGTAGCGCGCTGGTGGTGCCGGCAAGTCAATCACAGGCTCTATAATTTCGGTGGTGATAATGCCGGCGGCAATGTTTAGCCACTCTTCCCGTGAGTTGATGTTCATTATTTCACCCCAACTTGAAGGTATTCGAGGGTTTGACCGGCGAACGCCTCGGCCTGTCGCTGGCTGTGCGGTCTGTCCTTTTCTTGCTGTGCAAGCTCGGCGTTCCTTGCTTCACGTCTAACTCGGCGTTCTTCTTCGGCTTCGTCTGCTGCGGCTAGTTTAATCATTATTTTATGCCTCGTTGGTTTAATAGTTGCATTAGCACTTCGTAGTGACGGCTTAGGCGGTTCCTTAACTTGTTACCACGTGTTCGGGCGCGTTGGTGGTTAATATCTTCTAGTGCGCGCTCTAGGTCGCTAGTGGAATATTCAGCGTATTGTTTAAAGGTGTCTTGCTTATTCATTCTGTTTCACCTTCTGGCATGGTCAAACCAAAACCCAACTCGTTTAGTATCTCGTATACTTTAGTCAGGCCAAAGCAGGGCTCATTCTGCCAAGTAGAGGTGTACCTTTCTAATCTTTGGCCTTCAGATGTCACTACAAAAATACACCAGTCGCGGCCTAAAGTGTCAACTCGACAATCAAAGGACCCAACAAAGGGAGTACTGCCGGTAAAGCGGTATTTTTCAAAAGTGTCTTGCTTATCCATTCTATTATCCTCGAAAAGTGGTCAAAAAGTGTCCAAACAAATGAACACACAAAGTTTTGTTCTCATAGCTTTTTTGTGTGGAAATTTTCATTTGTGTGGAGAATATTCGTTTCGCTAGTTGCTATGTGGTGCCCATTGTATAGCAGTGTGTAAACATGTCAACTGTTGTTTTGGCTATTTCCAAACAAATGACAGTCATTCCTGTATACACTTTGTTATGTGTGGCGTTTGTGTGGAAAATTGAAAGCGGCTGTGTGGCAACAAAACAAAGGGATTTATAGAGTAAAACAAACAAAACAAACAAATAACTACTATAGACTAAAGTAAATAATACCCATATAAAACGTAGGGTTAATATATTCTCTTATATATATGGCAGGGAGAAAAACCGAAATTTTGTTTGTTTTGTTTGTTCTCATAGTCGCTGCTGTGCCTAGAGTAGCGCCAGCTGAACCAGATAAGCCATTGCTGAGGTGATACTGATAGTAAACACTGTAATGCCTGCCTCTGGCCACACGTCACCACTGCCCACGCTCGATCAACCACGTGTAAACAACGCAACTAACAAGTTGACAACATAACAAGTTGACAACATAACAAGTTGACAACATAACAAGTTGACAACATAACAAGTTGACAACATAACAAGTTGACAACATAACAAGTTGACAACATAACAAGGGGCATAGTACCAGCATAGTACCAGCATAGTATGGCCATAGTGGTAGACAATACTTTCAATGAGATTAAATAGGGTCATATAGGGAAGGTACCCCGACCCCAATTTTAAAACAGAAACTCCCCTACCCATACCCGTCAACGCATAAAATTTCACCCAAAAAATTCTTTGTATACAACTGCCACCACACTAAGGCATACTTGGCACATGAGAACATTACGACGCGACAGAAATAGCAGTATCAAAGCATTGGGCGGCCAAGAGGTTATTGAGCATCCTGAGAACGATGACGGCTACCAGAACCCCGACGATTTCCTAGATCGCCACCACCCTGAGAACGACAACTACATGCGGGCTATAGAGCACGTACAGGGTAAAATAATGTTTATCACGACGATGCTTCGCACCAAACAAGTGAACATGCTCAAGTCGGTGTTTGCTGGTGAGAACTACGTTCAGACAGGAAAACGCCACGGCTCGTCGCCTTCCACAGTTAGCAAACTGGTCAAGAGCAAATACGGCCAACAACTGCTAAACATGTTGCAGTACCACCGTCAACTGGTTGAGGGGCCAAACGAGGCCATGCGCAGAAACATGCTGTGGAGGATTGCCCAGAACGAAGAAAAGCTATCGCCTAAGACCTCGCTCACTGCGGTAGCGGAGTTGAACAAGATGCATTTCCAACAACTTCAAGTCGATAATCCTAACGCGGGTGGACAACAACCGACAAACCAGACTACAATAATTAATATTGATCAAGTACTTATGCCTCGGGGGGCTTTAGACAATTGAAAAGTCACTACCTTCTCCGTGAGTACCACCCTGATAGAACAATGGGCAGACTTTTCGCCAATGGTGAAGAATTTTCGACTATAGAAAGGTCTTGGGAGGATAATGAAAGCAATATTAGCTGTATACCAGCGGGTATGTACACGGTGCATTATTTACACAGGTCAGCCAGTGGTAAATACCGTGAAGTCTGGCACCTACAGTGTGTAAACAAGCGTTTTGGCATCCTAATGCACAAAGGCAACTTGGCGCGGCACTCTAAAGGCTGTATTATCCTTGGCAGTAAGCGCGGTTGGTTAGGCGGACAACCCGCCGTGCTAGGTTCTGGCACTGCGTTAAGAAAATTTAACCGACTGCAAAACAGAGAGCCTTTTGAACTGCATATTATTGGGACACCACCATAATGATTGATTTACTTTTAGGTTTAGCAAGCTCCTCCGGCCTCGGTGCCATCCTAGGCATTGCAGGTAACTACCTCACCCAAAGGGAAAAAAGATTAGCAAATGTGGAAGCAAACACGCATGAAAAAGCAATGGCGGAAATCGATAATAAGCGAGATCAAGCCGAACACGCACAAGCCCTATCTATGGCCGATAAAAACAACGACACCGCACGGATTGAGGGTAACATCTTGGCTGATGTTGCAGCAGGTCAAGCATTTACGGCCGGCCAAGTGGCCGCAGGTCGCCAAAACTCGGGTATACCGTGGGTCGAGGCAGTTAAAAGCCTTATGCGCCCTATCCTCACTTCTTATTTACTTATCATTGTCAGCTACCTTACCTACGCACTACATAAACTGGTCGGGGGGTTTGAAGTGCTACCAGCCACAGAAATTTATACGTTATATACCCATTTGATACATCAAATAATATTCCTGACTGTGACCGCTGTTGCATGGTGGTTTTCTAGCAGGGGAACGAAAAGTGTTGGGCGATAATTGTGGCGAAAATACCCAGTCAAGACGTGTTTTCAGATGAACGCACAGCAGGGGAGTTTAAGCTACTTCGGCACCAGTTCGACGAACTCATCAAAGACGGCGAAGCCGACAGAAACCGAATTAGAAAGCTTGAGCAAAAAGCAAGAGATTTGGAAACAAAACTCAGCGTTGGTAAAGGGCTTATTGTGGGGATGCTTATCACAACTGGTGGCGTTGGAATTTTGGTGGCTGATAAATTAAAGACGCTGGTAAGCATACTCAAGTAAGTGAAGCATTCACACTACACAGATGACGACTACAATGCCCAATACCATGACCAAGACCCGTTTACACGGTTTGGCATTGTTCCGGCACCCTACACACTAACCGATTCGCTCAGTCAGTACGGCTCCTACGACAATCAAGCGGATTTCGCCCACACATTCGGGGATACACACAGCAAATCTGCCAACGATGACGCGTGGGAAATGCCTTATAAGCCGAGGCAGCAGATGGTGGCGTTTCATCAGCGTCAAGAACGTTTCGCTTTCCTGATTTGCCACCGCCGATTTGGTAAAACAGTCGCCTGTATTGCTGAATTAGTGCTTCGAGCGCTCTACACCACCAAGAAAAACGCACAATACGCCTATATTTGCCCGTTCAGGACGCAAGCAAAGGCGGTGGCATGGAATTATCTGGTAGAGATGACCCAAGGCATAGCTACTGACGTAAAAGTGTCTGAACTGTCTGTGACGCTGCCTAACGGGGCTAAAATTTGGCTATCCGGCTCAGATAACGTCAATGCACTGCGCGGACTTTACCTAGATGGCGCGGTTATTGACGAGTTTGCCCAGTGCAGACCTGATTTGCTAGAAGCGGTAATAATGCCTTGTCTGGTCGATCGTAAAGGCTGGTTAGTGATAATCGGCACGGCTTATGGCCGGTTAAATCAGTTTTTTGACTACTACGAGAAGTCTCAAACTGATGATGAGTGGTTCCACGCCGACATAAAAGTCTACGACTCTGGCGTTATTGACGCCGAAGAAATTGCGCGGATTAAGAACGCGGTTTCAGAAGCTAAATTCCGTCAAGAATTCTTAAATGACTTCTCCGCCGAGTTGGTGGGCACTTATTACGCGTCGATAATCAACGAGATTGAGCAGCTAGGACAAATAAACCAGACCACCCACTGGCTGCCTGACCTTGATGTGCATGTGGCCTTTGATATTGGTCGAGGTGATAATACGGTCGCGTGGTTCTGGCAAGAGCATGAGTTTGGCATAAATATTATTGACTTTTACACCAACAACGGTGAGCAGGCGCAGCACTACATAAACATGCTCAAAGAAAAGACATACAAGTACAAAACGATAAATTTGCCCCACGACGCCAAGGCAAAAACCTTCGCCACGCATAAAAGCGCGCTTGAGCAATTCATTGCCGCCGACTTTGGGCTTGATGCTCAGATAAAAATAGTGCCCAGCCTAAGTGTTGAGGACGGCATAGAAGCTGCAAGGCAAATGCTCAAACACACTAATTTTGACTATGATCGCTGCTATTACGGGGTTGAGTGTCTGCGGGTGTACCGCAAGAAATGGGACGAGCTAAAGCAGTGTTTCTTGAAAAAGCCACTGCATGACTACTCAAGCGACGCGGCGGATTCATTCAGGTATTTGGCTATACAAGCCAATAAAAAGTTTCTACCCGCGCCCACAGTGCATGAGTCTATCAACGCCTCATTGGTGAAAAACAGGGAAGTAAGTTTAGGTCAATTGTTCAGTGAACGGGAAAGCAGTATGAACAAGCATTCGTTCAAAAGCAGACGGATATAGAAAAAAGCACACGATGACAAAAAAATGTATACTGTGCCGACTAACCCACAACCAATATTTGAGTACACCCCATGTCCATAACTGATACCACGGCTAGTATTGAGTCTAAAACGGATTACGACGACACCCCCGAAGGTAAATACAAGTATTGGGCAGAGGAACTAAAGTCAAGCATTGCGGCTAGAAAGCCGTGGTGGAAAAAAGCGGATAAAATAGTCAATCTCTACTTAGGCAGTGGGGCAGTGGAAGCCAACAATTCGAGCAGTTCAAACGAATTTAATCTGAACATGTTTCACTCCAACATCAAAACTCTTGGGGATATGCTCTACGGCAATACTCCAAAAATCGATGTAAGCCGCAGGTATGCACAGCCAGCCGATGATGTGGGCCGTGTAGCCGCTGAAATGATGGAAAGGTTACTCAACCTTGACGTGGCGGAGAACGGTTCAGAAATAGACTCTGTGTTCAAGTCAACACTGCAAGACCGCCTATTGGCGGGGCTAGGTTGCGCCAAAGTGCGCTATGAAATGGAGTCCGAACAAATCCCAGCTGTTAATCCTGATACCGGCGAACCGCTCTTAAATGAAGTAGGCGAGCCAGTTATGGAAGATAAGCTGCTGCACGAAGATGCACCGGCGGACTACTTTTACTGGGGCGATCTTGCGTGGGGCTGGTGTCGCAACTGGGCAGCCATGCCGTGGTTAGGGTTTCGCAGCTACTTAACCAAAGACCAGCTAGAAGAACGCTGGGGCAAAGATGTAGCAGACGCGGTTAAACTGAAAAAACAGACAAAATCAACCTCAGAAGATATCGAGGACGATGCAAAAACAAGCGGTGCGTGGATGCGTGCCGAGGTGTGGGAAATATGGTGCAAAGAAACACGCAAAGTGCACTGGATAATTATCGGGTACGACAAGCAGCTAGACGAAAAAGACGACGTGTTAAAACTGTCGGGCTTCTGGCCCTGCCCTCCTTTTTTTCTTGCTAACCCTACTACGTCGCTGTACTCACCAACACCTGATTATGTTCTAGCTCAGGATTTGTACAACGAGGTGGATAAACTGCAGACTCGAATTGCGGTTATCACTGAGGCTGTGCGGGTTGTGGGTGTGTATAACGCTAACGCGGACAACATCAAAAGCCTGTTTAATGAGGGTAAGGATAACAGCCTTATACCCGTGGAGAATTGGGCTTTATTTGGTGAAAATGGCGGCCTAGCTGGTCAAGTGGAGTGGCTACCTTTGAACGACATTGTTACAGCACTTCAACAGTTAATTGGCGTCCGTGACCAAACTATCGGGCTGCTACAGCAGATAACCGGCATGGTCGATGTCATGCGGGGCTCGCTCGATAACCAGTACGAAGGCGTTGGACAGACAGAACAGAAAACTAAATTTGGCTCAGTTCGCATTCAAGCACTGCAAGAGCAGTTCGCACGGTTCGCGGGCGATTTGATGCAGCTAAAAGCCGAAGTAATAGCACGCCATTTTTCCCCCGAGACAATTTACAAACGCGCTAACATGAAATACAGCGCGGACGAAGAACACGTACAGCAGGCTATTGAGTTGATCAAGTCGCCAGAAGACGCACGCCTGCGGATTGATATTCGCCCTGAGTCTGTGGCTATGATTGATTACCAAGCGCTCAAAGGCGAGCGTACCGAGTACATGAACGCGGTCAGCACTTACATGCAGAGTGCGGGCGCTATAATCGACTCTGACCCATCGGCTAAACCTTTCGTGCTGCAACTATTGCAGTGGGGATTGGCGGGATTTAAGGGCAGCAGTGAAATCGAGGGTGTTATTGATAAAGCCATTGAGGTCAGTATGCAGGCTGAAAAAGACAAAGCCGGCAAAGAAGAACCTACGCCCGAGCAGGTGGCAGCGCAAGCAGCCATGGGACTTGAACAGTTAAAACAGCAAGGCGACATCGGTAAAATTGACGCCAAGAAACAAGCTGACATTGAAGTGCGGAACACCGACATGCAGGCTGACATAACCACAGCACATGAACAGCACATGCGTAAAATGGCTGAAATTCAAGGCGCGTTGAAAGCTAAAGTGACAGAAATTAGGGCTAACTTGCAAGCTGATCTACTGACCGAAAAAGCGCAGGCTCAGTCTAATATCACCCAAACACAGGCCACGGTCGAGGGTGAAATTAAAAAAGATATTGTTGAGCATCAGATCGACATGGATGCTGAACAGACTAAAACAGCCGGCGCTATTGAGCAGATTCTTATAGGTGCCCAAGCCGACATTGAAAAATCAATCGTGGTGGAGAGTGTAAAACCTAAACCGGAGACAACCAAAAAAGATGATTAGAAACACAGCGCAAAAAGTAAACGACAGCTACGAAGCTAATTTCGACGCCATTTTTGGAGGCAAGCCACCCGAGGGTGGCGCTTTTGTGCAGGACAAAACAGGTAAGTTAAAGCCTAAAGAATTTGCGGTCGCAGATAGCGTAAACGCTCCCATGGTGATGAAACCTTTAAAAGATTTCAAGTCGCCTATAGATGGGCAGATAATTTCCAGCCGTGCGCAGTTAGCGAAGCACAACAAGCAACATGGTGTAACTAACTCGGCGGATTACTCAGGCGGCTACATTGAGCGAAAAGCCACCGAGCGCAATGCAGCGGGTGAAAAACATCTAAAGACCACACGCATTACCGATATTCAATCAGCTATAGAACAGCATTCCTAAACCTACGACGGAGATATACATCATGTTCGGATTAATAGAAAACATAACGAAAGCTACACTAGGCGTGGTAGTGGAGACACCTATAGCCATTGCCGCCGATATAGTAACAATGGGCGGCGTGTTGGCGGATAAAGACGAACCGTACACAGCCACCGCACTTAAAAAAGTCACTGAAAACGTGGCTAACGCGACAGACCCAGATACATAAACCTACGACAACGAGCAAAATATTATGAGTATGAGAGATTCCATTAACGAAGCCCTTGACGCGGTAGCCGAAGAGGACGAAACCCAAAACTACGATGAAACCGAACAGGAGGTGATCACTAGTGCGGCAGAAGAAACGTCAGAAACGCAAGCAGCAGACGTCACAGGCGATGATACCGGCGCTAGCGACGACACTAAGCCTGACGACCTTGCGCTCGAATCAGAGGAAAAATCTGGCGACAGCATAAAAGCGCCTATTGATTGGGGGCCAGAAGAACGCGAACAGTGGTCAAAAATTCCTCGCAACTTGCAAGAAAAAGTGATGAGCCGTGAAAAAGAGCTTAACACTTTGATGCAAACTACAGTCGACGCACGCAAAACGCACGGGGATTTCGAGCAGCTATCGAACAAGTACGGCTCTGTCCTATCAGGGGTTATAGGTGATACCCCTATGGAAGCTGTGGGAAATCTGTTCAACACGGTGGCGAATTTACGTATGGGCTCGACTATCCAGAAAGCCCAGATAATTGCTGACTTAATAACTGACTTTGGCGTGGACGTTAGCACACTGGACAGCGCAATTGTTGGTGCGGCTCCACCAGCCGGACAGCAACAGAACGCAGATATTGAAGCGATAGTCGCTCAACGCATGGCACCTTTTGAAGCGCAAATGGGTCAGCAAAAAGCCTTGGAGACTCAGCAAGAAACCCAACGCCAAGACGCGGCTATGTCTGAGGTTCAAGAATTCGCTAAAGACGCCGAGTTCCTAGCGGACGTGCGAAACGACATGGCGGACTTAATTGACATGACTAGCAAGCGTGGGGGCACAATTACCATGAAACAGGCGTATGACAAAGCCTGTATGCTTAACCCTCAAATTCAAGCAGTCCTGACCCAGCGTGCCCAGCATAAAGTGCTGACAGGGAACAAAAATTCTATCGCCAGTAAACGCGAGGCGGCTAGCAGCATCAGCGGTTCACGTGTAGGCAATGGGGCGGGCGTTGAAGGGTCCATGCGAGAGACCTTATCAAGCGCGTGGGATAATCAGGGCAAAATCTAAGCATTTGACCTTTGTGACGCAGGGTGTAAACTGTGCGTCACAAAGACTTATCTACTCTAGCGGCCAGCCACGGTAGCACCGCACCTTAGACTCCTAGATTGGTTATTGAAAAACGACACTCAATTAACTTTTTAGGAGCATTTAATAATGGCTTTCGCTAACGCAAACATTTCGGATATTTTGGCCACGACTATCGAAAGTCGTACCAGAAAAATTGCCGACAACGTAACAAACAACAACGCTTTCCTCATGAAAATGAAGAAGAACGGAAAAATTAAAACTTTTTCCGGCGGTCACAAAATCATGCAAGAACTTTCTTTTGCTGAAAACTCCAATGCAGGCTGGTATTCAGGTTACGATCTTTTACCTGTTGGCGTATCTGATGTTATCAGTGCCGCTGAATTTGATATCAAGCAGGCAGCAGTGCCAGTTATTATCTCAGGTCTTGAGCAGCTTCAAAACTCTGGTCGTGAGAAAATGATCGACTTGATGGAATCTCGTTTAGAGGTTGCCGAGTCAACAATGGCTAACCTTATCACTGGTGGCTTATATTCTGACGGCTCAGCCGCAGGCGGCAAGCAGATTGACGGTTTAGAAGCCGCGCTACCTGTCGACCCAACAGCCGCGCCATATGGCGGCATTGATGGCAACGTCTTCACTTTCTGGCAGAATGCAGTTAGCAACCAGACAGCAGCTAACGGTTTGGACTCTACCAAGATTCAAGGTTTTTGGAATGCACTTTGGGCCTCAATGGTTCGCGGTCAAGATCGTGTTGACCTGATCATGTCTGATACCGCAGTATGGAACACCTACATTGGATCACTGCAAGCTCAACGGCGTTTTACCAACACCGATTCAGCAGACGCGGGCTTTGCAACTGTTAAGTTTATGGACGCAGATGTTTGCCTAGACGGCGGTATCTACAACGGTAACAACGGTTCAGGCACACCAGCCGGAACAGCGTTCTTCCTTAATACGAAGTACATGCACTACCGTCCACATGCTGACCGCAACATGGTTTCGCTATCTCCTAACCGTCGTTACAGCACAAACCAAGATGCAGAAGTGCAAATTCTTGGTTGGGCCGGTAACTTGACTTGTTCAGGTCGTCAGTTCTCAGGACGATACGACGCAAACGGTTAATACGTTTAACCTTGTCGTAGGGTTGTAGGGGGCGCTTCGGCGCTCCTGATTTTCAATTTAGGAGATCATAACAATGGGTAATCCCACATATTACATAGATGACCAAGCAGTAGCAGATAGAAAAGCCGAAGCAAATCAAGGCATACCTGATACTGCGTGGGACGGCGGTTTAAACGCTGGCGGCGCTTGCGCTAATGGTATCGGGGTGAACGAAGGTGAAGGCGCTGTAATAGGCACCCCCGCCCAATTTACACTGCTTGACCAAGATAGCGATGCAAGAACACCGCAGAATAGCCAATTAATAGGCGGCACGGCGTCCGCCCTTGACGTAGGCACCAATCCCGTAGACGGTGGGGGGCTTCCAGTTAGAACAGGCGGGGCCACATTGGCAAGCCTAAACGCAGGCTGGACAGCGGCTTAATTAGAAGCATAATGACTATACTCGCAAAAGCAATATCAATGAACCTAAGCGCTGGCGGGGTTCTTGAGCCCGCGGTCAATAGCCTTGCAGGGTTGCATATTGCTTTTAGTGATCTAGTATCTGGACCTGCAACTGGTCTAGGTGATGGTCTAGGTGATGGCACAATCGTCACTCTCTGGTGTTGGGGTATCGGCGATATAAAGGGATTGTCGTCAGTCATGTTTACCGATGCACAATCAGTCAAGCGCAATGCAGCGCATCATTATTATTGGAAGAAAGCAGATGGCGAATTGCCTAGCGGCCCTGCAAATCTTTATGAATCTCATGGATTGTACGAGATAGCTTTTTCAATTCCTGCTGGATCGGCAACGGGTTTAGGTTCGATTACTATTGGCGTTGGCGCGCAAGAATCTAATAGTATTTCGTTTACGGTTCGCGCTGGGAATATTTACTGGGTAGCACCATCTAGTGCTAGTCCATCGGGAAACAATAACAATGCTGGTACTTACGCAGCCCCGAAAGAATATTTAAACGCGACAATCGGAAGTTTCAGTACACGGAGCCTTTTACAAAACGCTTATAGCGGCGTAACAGCGGGGGATATTTGTTATAGCATAGGTGTTGATGAGCCTACTAGTTATAGTGGTGGTCGGTCGGTGGGATTAGTGGCTAGAGATTGCACAGGCACGTCAGGAAACCCTGTTTCAATCGTAGCGTATCCAGGCACTAGGCCGACTGTTGGCTTGTCTGTTGATACGCAGGCAGGATTCTTGCCCATCAACTCGCCGCACTTTAATATATCTAAATTTGCATTTACGTTGGGACACATTGACCCTTCTATATTACCAGCAGGAACAGGAAATCCAGGAAATCCACAATTATCAAATACTGCATTGACGTGTTCAGGTGGCAATCGTTTTACAGGGAACAAGTGTGGGCAAAGAGCAGGGAAAATGATTACTGGTTGGAGCGGAGCGATTAATGCTGGTGGAACTGGTATTAATGATACGTTCTGTTTGGGTAATGAAATTTTAGACCAAGGCACTGCTAACACTTCTAGGTTTCAGCACACAGTTTATTTTTCAGTTAGAAGTAACATTACAAATACAGGCGATTTCGATTTTAGTTTTAACTATCTGCACGATAACTTCGCGATGTTTGGGTTTCATTTGTACGACGAAGATCTAGGAAGCGTAACCCCCTTAATGGGCATTACTGGAACGATTACAATTAGCAATAACCTCATTGCTGACCAAGTTGGTGCAGGTATCAATTATGCAATCGGCCCTACTATTGGAAATATGTATACAGCAGATCTAATAGTAGAAAACAATCTTTTAATAAGAACGGGTACTGGCGAAACCGAGTTAGAAGATTCTGTATACCCACCAGCGGAGGCTATTCGGATAGGGGGTATAGAGCCAGCAAACGCCACAATACGCAACAATACGTTGATTGAATGGTCAAGCCCTGCAAATGTAATAGCCAATGGGGTGAACGGCGGGTTGTCAGTAAGTCATGCAACTGGCGTATGCGTGTGGACTATCGAGAACAATTTACTTTACAGTAAAATCGACGACAAGTATGTAAATCTTGGTACGAATGTTTCGACAATAGATAACGACAATAACAATGCTTTTTATACCTCAGCAACAAACCCGACACTAGACACCAAACCTAGTTGGACAGGCAATGTGACCGTCGATCCACAAATAACAGTGGTTGGCGATAACTACACAATTGATGCTGGGTCACCCTTAATTAATGCTGGTTTTGTTAGAACTGGCAACCCACTACGAGATATCCAAGGTAAAGCTAGATCGGGTATAGACATAGGAGCGATTGAAAAATGAGCACCCCATTAGCCAGAACTTTTTACAATGGTAACTTCCCTAAGGCTGGCATTGCGATAAATGCGGCAACTAAGTTTGCAGCTATAGTCGTAGCTATATATGGAGGTGATGGGGCAGTTCCCACAGCGTTAACTTTAAATGGAGTAGCTAGCACCAAATTGGGTAGCACTACTAACACAGGGGGAGAAGAAGCTAATATAAGTGTATTTTCGATTTCTGACCCAGAATCAGGCTCAATTGCGATTACGGGTTTTTCAGATGGTATTGGGAAAAACTTAATAGAGGTAATTGAGTATGATTTTTATGCAACAATCACTGACTTTGTAAGTCAGGGATTTGGAAATCGATCAGGGAGCACTTTTACTGCTACATACAATTATTCTTCTGTGACGGGGGAAGAAATAATACTTGTTGGAACTTGTGCTAATGGTTTGATTTCTACTAATACACCATCCATGTCAGCTAATCTGAACAGCCATTTTACAAATGCTATACCAGTCCAATATGTTTCAGGTTATGATGAAAGCGTATCGACTAGTCCAGAAGTATACACCGCATCTTTTAATCATAGTTCGGCGGGTGGTGGGATTATTGGTAATATCAATATTGCTGGTTTTACATTGACACCTGCGGCTGGTGACACAACTATTCCCGTTATCACATTAGTTGGTGCTGACCCAGTTAACATTAATCAGGGTGCAACTTATACCGATGCGGGGGCCACGGCCACTGACGACACTGATGGCACGATAACCGGTGATATAGCAACAGTTAACCCCGTTGACACTGCCATAGTTGGCCAATACACAGTCACTTATAACGTTGATGACGCGGCGGGCAATTCGGCCGCTCAAGTAACTAGAACGGTTAACGTGGTTGACGGAACGGCAGCAACATTATCATTACCCACCGACACTACAACTAATGTTTCTACAATACTTGGTGCTACGGTTGATGAAGGTTCGACGATTCATACCGTTGCGTATTTAACCAGTGAAGGCACTGCCCCAACTGATGCCGAAGTCGTTGACGGAAGCTACGCTGGGGCAAGCGGTGTTTATGCCAATGACAAGGTGGTTTCGACGGGGGCATTTACGGTTGACCCCATTACCGTCGTGGCTAATTCTGCTTATAGTTTTAAGATGATTGCGGTTGATGCCACTAGTAATATAAGTCTTGTACTTACTAGTACCTTTACAACTTTGTCAGCTATGATCTCGATTACCACAGATTTACTGTCAGCTACTATTGACGGTGTGCTGTTCAGCACTGCTATTGAGGCAGGCCATGTTGAATTGATTACTCTGAATGGTGAAACGACTGATGGTAGCGGTGTTCTACTGATTGATGCGAATAGCCTTTCTGTTACTGATACGCAAGTAGTTGAAGGTATCGCCAAGGATAGAGCGACAGATGATCCGTTACCAATACAAGGCGCAGTGAGCATAGCGTAATGAGCTGGAATAACTTATCGAGCTGGAACTCCTTGACAGGGGCGGTAGCTGCAACTATTAGCGCGGTAAGTTCTAGCCGTGGAGCAGACATTGCCACAGCCAATGACACCTTAACGATAACGGTTAATGCCTCATTTGGGGTTACTGATGTTACTGTTAATGGAGAGGTTTGTACTTCAGTCGCAAGACCTACTAGTACGAGTGTTACTTGCATATGCCCATTGGGTTTTGGTGCGGTTTACGAAACTAGTGGTGACGTAGTTGTAAATAACGGTGTAGATTCTGCAGGCTACTCAGTCACGTTGAGTGTCCCAAGCACGATGATAGAGACTGATTTCACAGTCGCTTATGCATCATTGGGTGCTGAGTGTCCTTTTGCTGGTGATACAGATTTTAGTGCAATAGTCATTGGCGATAGTTGTATTAGAGATATAATTACAGCACCAGACAGTCACTTTATTAGAATGACTGGTGACGGTGTATTTGCTTTATTCACTGATGGTACTTTCACAACTCCGGCAACAGTCACTAGAACACAAACTTATAATTATTATATTTGGGATGCTTCGGATAATACCCAAAGTGCTTCTATTGGCATTGTTACAGGAACCTTTGTGGCTACGCCAGACACCACACCTGACCCATTTACTTTTAATAATCAAACTGATGTTGCCTTATCTTCAGAAATAACATCAGACCCCATCACTATTACAGGAATAAACGCCCCCTCTGCAATAAATATAAGTATCGGTACTTACGATATTAATGGCAGTGGCAATTTCGTTTCAACTGAAGGTTTAGTTAATAATGGAGATTTAATAAGAGTAAGACATACTTCTGCTGCCTTTAATGGTTCCAATACAGTATCCATACTCACTGTGGGCGGCGTATCTAATGCTTTCATAAGCATAGTTATTGACTTAGATACAACAATACCTGTTATTACTTTGGTCGGATCGTCACCAGTTAGTGTGGTTGAAAATACAATCTACACAGATGCCGGAGCAACTGCTAGTGATAATATCGATGGTAATATTACTAGCAGTATTGAGATACTAAACCCTGTTGATATCGAAACCATTGGTCAATACACAGTCACTTATAATGTGACTGATGCAGAAGGTAACTCGGCAACTGAAGTCACTAGAACGGTTAATGTCATTGCTTTAGCTGATGTTATCATTCCGGTTATTTCCCTTCTTGGATCAACGCCAATTGATGTAACAGAAGGCACTTCTTATTCTGATGCAGGAGCAACAGCCACAGACAATATTGATGGCGATATCACAGGAAATATAGTTACTGTTAACCCCGTTAATATTAACATCGTTGGGGCTTACAACGTCACTTACAACGTGGACGATGCCGCAGGTAATTCAGCGGCTCAAGTCACGCGGGTAGTTAATGTCGTCGCAGATATCATCCTGCCGGTAATAACCGCTACTGGCGACTTAACTATTAACCACACTGTTGACACTGTTTACACTGATCAAGGCGCAACTTGGACAGATAACGTAGACGGCGGGCCTTTTGCAGTTACAGACATAAATGGAACTGTAAATACGGCGGTAATTGGTACGTATACAATAGCATATAACGCCTTAGACGCAGCAGGTAATCGAGCAACAGAAGTTGTCAGAACGGTTAACGTAGTCGCAGAGTCCACAGGGACTAGTCCTCTGGTTGTTACAAATATAACCACAGTAGCAGACAACATATCAGGCAGCTTGCCTTATGACGGCGGGAATTTGGCGGTTGATACTGTTAGCGCAATAACGCACATAAGCAACGGTTTGAACTACACGGCTAATCAACGTTTATGCGTAAGCATTGACACGGCTAAAGCCTACGTCGCTGGCGGGCTCCCGTTCACTAGTGCTGGCCGTATGGCCATGACCACCGACGCGGTTATCTACTATAGCAATGGGTGGCCATTCGCCGCTAATGGGCGTATAGCGGTTACAGTGGCTTAGTGGTATCATTAATTTTTTAACCCTACGACAATAAAGGAACACACTATGCAAACAGCAGAATTTAACCACGAAGATTTCACCAATACGTCAAAAGCCGACGAATCGCTTATGGTTCGTTTTTTCCATAAAAACGTGAATAATAAACTGGAAAGTCAGGCACAAGGCCGTCCAGTTTTCACCGAAAAAACGTACATCGAAATTAGAGTCGCAGGACAACGCGACGTGCAAGTGTGCCGCCCTGTAACTTTCGCGGATAAACAGCGATTTCCTAGACACTTCGAAGCGTTCGAAAAGCGTGTCGAGGCACCTACCGAGGGCATGCCTTTGGTCGAGTGGCCAGCAATTACCCGCACACAAGCCGAAGAAATGGCGTTTATGAATGTCAAGACGGTTGAACAGCTTGCCGGCATGAAAGACGCCAATTTGGCCAAGTTTATGAACGGTTACAAATTGCGAGATAAAGCGGTCGAGTGGTTAGAGTACAACCAGAATAACATCGAAGACGCGGAAAAAGCAGAAATGCGCGAAACTATAGAGACAATGAAAAGGCAAATTGCGCTACTTACCACACCCTCAGAAGAAGCCATAGCTCAATTTCGAGACATTGCTAAAGATGTTACAGACACGTCAGATGCCAAGACAGGTCTTAAAAGCACTCTTGACGAAACACCGGCAGAAGACCAGCCGCTAGCGCCTACAGAAATCACGCCCGACACCACGGAAGCGGTGAAAGTACCGGCAGCACCGGCAGGCGTTAAAAAACGCGCATCACGTCGAAACAAGAAATAGGTGGACTAAATGGCTGGCAATACGGGAATAATGGCAAACGAGATTCTTAACCGAGTCGCGGCGGAAGTGGGCATAGCGCCTATTACTGACCCTATTGCCAGCACAGACCCTTTTTTCATTCAGCTTCGCTACCTACTAAACACAGCCGGCGAAGAGTTAATGCAAGCCTACCCATGGGAAAAACTTGTCCGTACTCACCAGATAGTCACTGAAGCGGGCGATACTGGCGAATATGACATGCCCGACGATTTTGGGTATATCCTCAATCAGACGGAATGGGACAGAACAAACAACATCGCCATGGGCGGGCCATTGTCTGCGGCGGAATGGACGTATTTAAAAGGGCGGGATTTAGCGTCAAACACTTTGTACGCTAGCTTTCGTATTTCACAGGGCAAATTCAACGTATTCCCAACCAATCCCACAGCAGGGCTAGACCTAAATTTCGAGTACATTACCTCTAATTGGGTACAGGACGGAACAGACCCGACCGCGTACAAAGCCTCGGTTGAGATAGCGAGTGATATGCCGCTATTCGACAAAACACTTATCACCCGAGCAGTAAAAGTTAAATATCTTGAGTCGGGGGGTTTTGACACCACTAAAGCCCAAGGCGACTATAATCAAATTTTTTCCTTCCTGACAGGCACTGATAAAGGTGCCCCAGTGTTAAATGCTGGACGTTCAGGCGGGCGCTACCCGTACTTAAACAGTCATAACACTCCTGACACGGGTTTTGGCTCTTAGATATGTTAGGGTCAGCTAGACGAACTGCAGGACGGCCACAGAAGCGCACGCATGAAACTATGCGCTACCCCGCGCCTATAAGGGGTATCGATAACCGTTTATCCCTAGGTAGTGGCGATATAAACCATTGTGTTTATGCCTACAATTTAGTGCCTAACGAAGAGGGTATGCGCGTTCGTGAAGGGTATCGCGAGTGGGAAATAGGTGTTGACGCCGGATCAGGCGAGGGGGTACACACTCTAATCCCTTTCAACACGTCAGATTCAGCCGCAGCAGATAAGCTATTTGCCGTAAATAATGAGGGTATTTGGGAGGTTACGGACTACGACACCGCACCTAATCAAGTGGCCACATTCAGTAATCAAGCAGCCGATGCAGGGTATGGGACGTTTACACGTTACGTCACCCAAGCCGAAGTAGATGTGCTTTTTTACGCGGATAACTTGAATGGGCTCTGGGAATACACTGTTTCAACCGATACTTGGGCAGTGCCCACCGGCATAACTGGAATAACAGAGTCAGAAATAAACTTTGTAATATCATATAAAAATAACGTGTGGTTTGGCATTCGTGACAGCACCGTGGGGTATTGGTTGCCTTTACTGGCTAACGCCGGCGCAGTAACCCCCCAATATTTCGGAGATAAATTCAGACTAGGTGGGGCTTTAAAAGGGCTGTTTAGTTGGTCAGTTGACGGCGGTGACGGCGTAGACGATATACTGATCGCGGTCAGTAGTTCCGGTGATGTGGTCGTGTACACAGGTTCAGGGCCAGATCAAGACGATTGGGGCATGAAGGGCGTTTATTATATAGGCGACATACCTAACACCCCGCGTTTTGGCAGTGAACAGGGCGGTGAACTGTACTTGCTGTGTTCTTACGGCATAGTAAGCATGAACGACCTTTTACAAGGCGTAGATACAACAGCCATTATGTCAGACACCGAAGGCAGTAGCATGTCGGTAAAGATAGCAAAAAGTCTGCGGCGTAAAATGAAGACCAGTTTAAATGAGCGTGGATGGGACGTGGCCATTATCCCCTCACAAGGCGGAATTTTAGTGTCCACACCGCAGGTAGGAAGCGAACTAGCCGAGCAGTTTTACTACAATATCGCTACCAAAGGTTGGGGCGTTTGGCGAGGGGTTCCTATGGAATGCTTTGCTAACTACGGCGGGTTTGTGTACTTAGGCACCGCTGATGGCCGCATTATGGTCATGGATTCACCCGTAGATAACGCACTAATAACCCCCACAGCACCGCCTATAAACGGCGATGACATAGAATTTTCCATCCTGACCATGTACAGCAATATGGGTTTAGATGGCATATACAAAAGAGTGCATTTAATCCGTCCAGATTTTATATCAAGCCTAGCCCCTTCGCACAGTTCACAAATGCGATGGGATTTTGACACTTTAGAGGGTGTCAACACTTCCCTTGAGGCACCCGTGGCCAACACTTCCGATGTATGGGACACAGGCGTTTTCGAAACAGCTATTTGGGGCTCCGACTCAGGCGTGGTTTTCCCTTCTATTGGCGGAGCATGGGGTCGAGGCAGATACGGCGCTGTGGCCACCCGTGGCACTTGTCGTACAGACACCAATTTAGTTGGTTGGGACGTAATTTATTCCGCAGGCGGGCCAATGTGGTGAGGGTAGAGTTCAGACATTTTGTAGGTCAGTTAGATTGGGCTTGGGTTAATAGCCAAGTCGGAATCAAGCAATGCGAAGACACAGATGGTATCATCGCGATAAACCTTGACACAGGTAGCAAAATAGGCGCTTGCATAATGGATAACTGGACAGCAAACAGTGTGCAATGCCATTTTATGGTCACTACGCCTATGGTGTTAAAACATGGTTTTTTAGAGTGCTGTTTCGATTTCATATTTAACTTTTCAGGTGTAGAGCGTATTTATGGCCTAGTGCCCGCTAACAATGAAAAAGCGATAAAATTTAACACCCATATAGGTTTTACAGAAAAAGCCCGAATGGAAGAAGCCTTCGAAAAAGGTGTTGATTATTTGTTAATGGAGCTTAAACAAGAGAACTGTTTACACCTCCCCCAACACGAACAGGCGGCATAAGATGGGCAAAAAGAGCGCGGCACCCACCGATATTACAGGCGCGGCAACTATCGAAGGTGAATTTTCCCAAGACACGGCGCGAGATACAATCTACGCAGACCGCCCCGACCAGTACAACGCACTTGGCAGTAATACTTGGCAGCAAGAAATGGTGACTGACCCAGCAACAGGGGAGAAAACAACCAAGTGGACGCAAAACCAGACTCTGTCGCCTGAAATGCAAAGTATTTTTGATAGTGACATGCAACGTAATAAGTCGTTAGGCAACACAGCTAACAGCTTGAATAGTCGCATAAATAGCGAAATGGGTGCACCCCTTGAATGGGGGCAGTTTGGCGAAGGCCAGCTAGGCCCAGAAGCCACCACTGGCGACGATGCGTTTAGTTGGTCGAGTAATAATCGCGGTCGAGCAGAAGACGACGCGTATGCACGCTCCACAAACCGCCTAGACCCTAGATTTGAAAAAGAGCGAGCCACTATGGAGCGCACATTGACTAATCGTGGGCTACGAGCAGGCGATTCAGCTTACGATTCAGCTATGGAATCTTTTGGCACCACTAAAAACGACGCTTATGAGCAAGCCCGCTTAGGCGCTACAGCAGAAGGCCGCACAGAAGACAGTCAGGCGTATGGCCAAGCCCAAGGAGCATGGGGCACTAATCGTGCCACTGAGCAACAGCGGTTTAACCAAGGGTCAGAGGCTACTAATCAAGCGAATGCGTTGCGTAGCCAGCAGATACAAGAATACTTGGGCAAGCGTCAGCAGAGCCTGAACGAGTCGAACGCGCTAAAAGGCGCTCAGACAACATCAGAAACTATTTCTAATTTTGGTAGCGGAGGGTAACCCCATGGCTTTAGGTTTTGGACAATTTAATCGAGCGTCACGTGGTGAAACTCCTAGATTTGCTGCAGCAGCGCAGGCCGAAGGGCAAGAAGCTCACCGAGCCAAAGCGCAGTCAAATGCCTTGCGATCACAAAACATGATAGGCGGGGCACAAATGTACAACGCAGGCATGGGTGACAGATCACCTATAGCAGATGCTCTTTTTGGCCCGCAGACAACTACAATGCCTGCGGGTAATGACTTAGTACCTCTTAACGATTTTGCTGTGAACGGTGCACAAGCGCCACCTGCGGGTAATGACTTAATACCCCTTAATGACGCGCCTTTAGGCGGGGCACAAATGACGCCTTTAGTAGATGAGGGTGCGGTGCAGGCCACAGAAATGATAGGTGAAGAATTGGCGACCGAAGGGTTAGCCGATGCTGCATTATCCACCGGCACAGAAGCCGTAGCTGGTGGTGCGGGCGGGTCAGCTATGGCAGCTAGTATGCCCTATCTGTCAGCAGCACTTCTGGCCTATAATCTGCTTTCGTAACAGGAGCCACCATGCAAAACCTACAGCAACTATCCCTAGCCCTTAGAAACGGCGCTCAAGGCAAGGCCAAGTTAGCCGGCCTAGATGAGCAGTACGGCGACGCTAAAGGGTTACGCGACTCGCAGGGCGCCAGTATTAACAAGTATGGCACAGCTTCGCCATTAGCCGTCGTGGCGGACGTTATTAATAACAGTCGTGGGCGGAAGGGTATGCGAGAAATTGCACCTACCCGAGCAGCCGCTAGAACAAATGTGGCCGCTAACGCCAATGCTTTGCCTTTGTATAACGCACAGCAAAAGCAAAACGCGACCACACAGGCCCAGACCAACTACGAACAGACGCGAACAGACGGCCTTTCACAATTCCGTAAACAGCAAGAAGATATAGCTGCGCAAAATAAAATTAAAAATAGCGAAGTGGTTGAACTGGTCAGTTTGACAGACCCCGCCGACGTTAAACAAGCTACGGTTAGAGGCGGTCAATTTTTTGACATTAACTCAGGCCAACCATTAGACCCACAGGGGTACAAGCAGAAAACGCAATTTGCTCGCGGGTCGGGCAGCCGCTATACGTTCCCTAAAATGAAAGACGCCTATGGCAACGATATTATAGGTAGAGCAGATAAGCAATCGGGCGAATTAACCCCTTTCAAATTTGCTGACGGTTCAGATTACGACGAAGTAAAAGCGGCCCAACTGGGCGGCACTATCGCGAGTCAGGCGGGTTTAGAAACGGAAGAAAAAGAAAGCGCAAAGCTAACTGAACAGCGTAAACAGGAGCTTTCAGACGGCACCAAGTCTAGAGCGCAGAGTTTGCTAGAAGCTAACAACGCAATAAAAGCCCTTGAAGCCGGTGCAGGGTCAGGCAGTATAGAAAGTAACCTGCCCGTGTGGCTGTTGCCTAACGAAGCCGAAACAACAAAACTTCGCAACGCTAAACAGAAACTAGGTTTAGAACAGATTGGCGAACACACCTTTGGTTCGCTATCAGAAGCCGAAGGACTCTGGGTGCAGCAATCTCAAATTCCTGATTTAGACGAAGACGAACTGTTGCCCTACATGAAACACCGCCGCAGTGCTATGATGCGGGTCAACAAAGCAGCAGAATACGAACGTGAAGCCCTAGAAGCAGGCGAGCCAATAGACACAGGGCTTATAACCGAGATGCTGACCGGCGACGGTTTTGATATGTCTGAATATGGGTATAAATAAAAATGGGTAGTGTAGCCGATAAATATAGAGCGCAGCTAAATGGCAACGCTATGCCTGCTACCGCACCCAAAACCGGAAGCGTGGCTGAAAAGTACCGCAATCAGTTAACCGCGTTACAGCGCCAGCCTGCACCCGAAGCACCCCCCCAAAAGCCTGAAATGTCTTTAGGGGGTAAGCTGTTGGGAGGTGTAAACGCGGTGGGACAAGGCATGTCACTTAATTTAGCAGACGAAGCCGGCAGCGCTTTAGCCGCTGGCGCTGTTAAAGTGGGTGATTTTTTCACGGGCAACGAGAACAGCGAAGATTTCACCGATATTTACTCATCCATGATGGGAGGCGCTAAACGAGATCGCAATGAATTTTCCGAGGAAATGCCCTTAACGTCCATGGGGCTAGAGATAGCGGGGGGCTTTGCCACAGGTGGCGTGGGTGCGTCTAAAGTTTTAGGGTTAAAAGGCCTACAAACTGCTAGCCGACTAAAAAAAGCTATTGCAGCAGCCGACGGGGGCGTTGCAGGCGCTACGCAAGCTATTAAAGGCGCCAGTAAGTTAAAAAGAGCTATGGCGGTTATTGGCGCTGGCGCTGCCGAGGGCGGGATAGCCGGTTTTGGAAGTGGTGACACCTTAGAAGAAAGAGCTAAAGGCGCAGGTTTCGGAGCCTCACTAGGCGCAGGGTTTTCCGCCGTGCCCCAGCTTGCCAAAGCGGGCATGGACGTAGCAACTGCTCGTAAAGTAGCCCAATCTTTAGACGTAGGCGACGATTTTATACCTTTAAACGTGGCGGATTCAGGGCCGATAGGCAACTTTTACCGCGATATAATAGGCGGGTCTTTTGGCGGCAGACAAAAACTAATTGACCAAACCTCCCCCCATATTGCTAAGGCGATGAACAGGTCTGCGCGGGCGGCACAAAAACTAGACTCAGCAAAAAATAACCACGCGTACACAGTAAACAGGGCAAAAACCCAAGTTAACAACCGATTTGCGGGGGAGACTTCCAACGCCCAACGCTTAAAAGATGGGGCCATAGCCCAAGCGGATTTAGCGGCCTCAGAGAGCGTTACGCAGGCAGGGGCAAAAGCCTCTAGCGGTTTGGCACAAGCGCGGGCAGCTATGAACGCTAAACTTGTGAACAATGCTATCCCTGACAGCATACCGCCTAAAATAGCAAAGGCTATCAGAAACGCCTCGCCTGACGAAGCAAACGAACTAGTAAAATCCGCGTGGAAAAAGCACGGGTTTAAATCTTTGGTGGGTAAAAAATACGCGCTGAACGCTGAACAAGTGAAAGCCCAATTTAAAAAAACTATTGGCAAAGACCCCGCGATGCTAGAAGCTAGCGGGGGTATAAACTCAATGGTAGACGACATATTTGAGCTACACGGCACAAAAACAGGCAGTATAAGTGGCAAAGCCATTATGCAACTTCGCAACTCCATGCGAGCCAAAAAAGGCGCGGAGGGCATGGCGTCCTTAGTCCCTACAGCTTACGGAAAAATGGCTGATGACCTAGACGCGATACTTCGCAAAGGTATGGACCCGACAGAAATAAAAGCGTTAGATAACGATCTAGCTAAATGGGCCGGCAAAGTAAGTTTAAACAAAGCAGTCAAAAACGCCAGAGGAAAAAGGCAAGGCATCCCTAATGAAACTGACGTTATAAGCGCCGCCCGTTATTCTAAAGGCGGGAACTATGGAAAAGGAAAAGGCTCCGCGCAGCAAGAAGCCGAAGCCGTGCAGCTGTTAACCGAAAGCAATAAGGTAGACTTAGCCACCGCCACTAGCAACGCAAATGCGGGGCTAACTAAGGCAAAAGCCGCAGCTGCAGACGCTTTTACCAATACACAAAATGGCATAAAAGCTAGGAATAGTATTTTGAGTAAAGGGCAGGAACGGGTGGGCAGTCTTAAAGTGGCTGAGGCCGCTCGGGTGGCTAAACGTAAAGCGGGCAAGGAATCCAGACTAAGAGGCCTAGCGCCAAACGATAATGTTAGCACTTTTGAACAATTGTTTAAAACTGGCCTAGTCGGAGCAGGCTACGGGCTAGGCAACTTAGTTTCTGGTACTTTAACTTCCAGAAAGTTAGCCTCCCCAACCGCTCAAAGGTTTATAGCTGGGCAGACAAAAGGGCAGGAAACATTAGCCAAAATGTTGCGCAAATATGGTGGCAGCATAGACGTGTTAAGCGCGGGCGCTGGCGGTGCTGCGGGCACTCAATCAGATGAATTTTAAAGGGTAAAGACATGTCACGTAATGCATCAGGCACTTATTCACTAGTTTCGGGCAACCCCGTAGTCACCGGCACGGTCATCGCGTCGGCATGGGCTAATACCACCATGGCGGACATTTCAACCGAGCTTACCGACAGCCTTTCACGCTCTGGTAAGGGCGGCATGTTAGCCCCTTTAAAGGTAGCTAATGGTGCAGTAGGTGCACCTACCATGTCGTTTACCAATTTCCCCGCGTCGGGTTTATACATGGCGGGGGCGGGTGACGTTCGCATGGCCATCACGGGCGTTGATCGCATGCGTTGGCTGGCTTCCGGTAGTGCACCTCAGATATGGAATGTAGCAGGCGCTGCATGGTCGGATATCGGCAGCACTTTGACCATAACTGATGAAGCTACAGACACCACATGTTTTCCTATGTTTGCTATTTCAGCCACAGGGGCTGTGGAGGCCAAAAGTAACGCAAGTTTTACTTTCAATTCAGACACCGAAACGCTGGGTGTTTCAAAGCTAAACATCGGGTCTGTAGTGTCCGGCATATACGCCGGCAGAGTTAATGCCAACGGCGACACGGTTAGCGGGAACTCAGGTTTTACAGTCTCGTACAACCTCTACCCTCCTTACTACCAAGTAACCCATAACTTAAGCAACGCAAATTATACAATAGTGGCCTGTAAAGAAGGCACTACTGCTAACGAGTATGTCGTGTACGTGTACCAAACTATCAACAACACTTTTAGAGTGGCCATGACCAACTTGATTGGCGGTGATGTTAAAGATGAATGGAGCTTTATATTAATACAGGACTAGTTTTTAGGTGCTGCAGACTTCACGCACTTGTCAAACAATTCATTTTCATGGGCCATGTTGTCCACGTGACTAGTGCCCATGGTATGAAGAAGGTAATGCAACATTACCCGCTAGAATCTCTCATCATTTTTTCCAGCACCGCTAAAGCATTCCACGCTAAATGGGCTTGATGTTCTATTTTAGTTTCAGGGTCTAGAACCTCACCTGTCTGTAATTTTAACCAGTGCCGCACCATGGCGTCATCGTAGCGTTCCTTTCCGTTAGCCACGTCCAGCCAACCGTTATCAGTATATTTATTAGCCCCAAAGGTGCCCACCTCGCACACTTTTGTCAGTGCGCGGGTGAAAGATCCTAAAACAAGAGACGGGCGTATTTTCCCTTCATCCATTTTAGCGCCTGACACGTGCTGAGGTAGTCCGTTAGGGTCTGTCTCTATTTTGCCAATAGTAGGCTCTATACGTTCAAAAGTAGACAAGTATGCCTCCGTCCACGTGTATACCGTGGCCTTGTAAAGTTATGCGTTCTTCACCCTCGGGCATTGGCCCAAGGCTTGCTATTCTGTGCGGTGTCATTCCGTCGTGGATATACACCTTGCCCAGTTCGTAGGGCTCAAAAGTAGGTTTGGGCAGCTTGCCCCGAGCGTTGAAATCTTCCACTTGTTTGCCAGTGAAACGCCACCAAAAATCAGCCCCCGCGCCAGCACTGGGCATTTTCACCGGCAGAGTGAAGCTGAAAGGTTTGCTCCATTCTAGGTTACTAAGGTTTACACGTGTAAACGGCTCGTCTATGTGTGGGTGCCCTGAGTGGCCGTTCGATGTGTGGTCAAAAACATGGAAACTAGGCAGTCCCAACCCCCAATCACCGTAACCTATTTTGACCTTGAAATGCCCTTCTAGCACTTTGTTTACTCTGCCGTACATAACACTGAAAGCCTCCCAAAGTATGCGGTTAAAAGCGTTCGCAATAGCGGGGTATGCTTTAGGGTCGTCTTGATAAGCGGTGGCTCCCAGCGTCCAGAAATGCCCCCTGTCTATCAAAAACGGGTCGAGTTTCAACACTTCCTCGGCAATGCTGGCGCATTCCTCGGGCGTGAATACTTCAAGTGTGGTTAAATCTCTCATCTTTATTTTTCCTGTCGTAGTGGTTTAAATTCGGTCATCTTCTCGTAATGCGTTCGATATTTGCTCGGCCATGCCCTCGGTGTCCAGAGTTCTAGCCGCGTAATAGGTGTTAAGCAGGTCGTGGGCTTTTTTAGAGGTGAGCGCGACGTGTTTAGCGTCAACACCCACGTAACGGTTCAGCAGCCGTGGCCTGACACAAGCGCCTTTGGCCCCGTCCCACACAGTCCGCCCGTTCAAATCATAGCCGGTACTGGCGTCATTAACTGCTCGTTTTACATACTTGACATTAGTATCGATATCAAAATGTAAAGGCCCAGCAATCAAAGGGTTATTGAACACCTTGAACACCTCCGACGCGTTGATATACGGGTCAGGCCAAATTTCCATCAACTTCATAACCGCGAAATCCATGTCAGACAGTGAAGCGCTGGCCATGTCTTTCTTGGCTTGGGTCGAGGGTGGCGGGGCGGTCAAATTCTCAATACTGACTTTCCTAGTCTGCAGCCAGCGGTAAACAGAACGAGCCCATGAAGGCATACCGTCGTCATCGTACTGGCCTAGCCAATCGTTTAGCGCAGTGAACACCGCAGGAGGTGCAGGGTTCATGGCGTTGTTCATCACATAAAAACGCCGGTCCTCGGCTGGGATTGCTAACGCGTTTACATGGTTCGTAAGGAATAGATAGCTACTGTGCGCCATCACCTCGCGCTTAATACCAAACTTGGGGTTTATGGTGATTCCTCGACTTCTAGGGTCAACCAGTGTTTTGAGTTTTTCATAGTTGTTAAAAAATTTAGACGCGTCGCCGGACAATGTTTCTTCCGAGACGATAAAAGGTTTTTCCTGCCATTCATTAAAGTCACTGTCACCCACCATGTCCTTAAAAGGCACGTCGGCCACATTAGTAGCACCCAGTAAAGTCTTAATCATGTCGGCCAATGTTGACCGCCCGACACCTTGCTGCTTGGCCACCATGACGATTGCCGCGCCTCTAAAACTCATGTCCTGACACTTGGCAGCTATCCACGACAAGAAGTATTCGCGGTCGTACTCTTCCGGTATCAAATAGTCTAGGTATTGTGTAAACGTGTCCACATGCCTTTGATCAATAGGTCCATACCCCCATTCTGGGATAGTGAACAGATTAACGAAATTCTCCCCTTTTCTGGTGACTAAACGGGCGGTTGTGCTTGGGTCGTATGTCGTGCCGGCCACTACCACGCGAGAAGGTGACACCGCCCATAGGGCCGTCATGCCTATTAATTTTTGCTTACCGTCAACCATTTGCACCATAGCTTTATGTGGGTGCAACACGCCAAAACTAGTCATTACTATTTTCATGTCCCGCAGGTCACTCTTAATATCCCACACAGAATTTTGGGTTTTGTCGAAAACATAGCGGGTGGTGAGTGCCGCCGAAGGGTCAAAAGCACCGGCCTGAATTCCGCTAGCTGCAGCGATGTATTTTAAAAATTCGGTCGTGGTGTTGACATCTTTACAGTGCCCGTGGTGGCAGAAAAACACGCGCTGATCAACATTATCGCCACGGCCTAAAGGCTTGTATCTGGCTTCTTGCTTTCCGGTCGTGTGGCCTTCATGCCATGGGCATAAAATGTCTATCCACTCGCCCCCGTTATCGTTCGCCACGTAACCCTCATCATAAAGCCATTCAAGCACAGGGTCGATATACCCGTTCATAGCTTGGGCTTTAGGGGCCACACTAGCCCACGGCGTAGTGCCTAGAGATTTTGACGCTCGGGCTTTAGTAACCGAATCGGCATCAATCAGAACGTCGCCCCAGTTAACATGAATTTGCAGGGCGTCTAGTATTTCTTGTGGGGAGTACGTGGTCTCGGTCAGGCTGGTTAATTCACTAACGAACGGGCCTTTGTCGCCCTTCTTGCCGTTTACACCCTCCGGCAACCTGACCAGTTTAACCGGCGTCTTGCCGCCTTCGTCTGAATATCCAGACTCGTAAACTAGCTGAATAAGCGCCTCGGCTGCTTCCAAAGTGTCTACAGGCTCGTCCAGAATGTACCCGAACTGATAATTTCCTTTACTGCTTTCAATAACGTAAGAGGGCACGAAATCAGCGGGTATTTTATCAAGCGGTATTTTTGTCCCTATGTCGTCCAGAACTACGACGCGTAAGGAGTTAAACAGTTTTTTGCGGTGGTACAACTTGCCGTCGTCATCGCGTTTACACGTAGCGGTCGCGAAATACAGGGCCATGGGGTTCTTGGTTATGGCCAAGTATTCGAGCAATTTATGCTCGGTCAGCGGGTAAGCGGGCGAACGGGTAGGTTTTACTTTCCACGTCAGCACGTGTTCGTCATCATCCAGACCGGCATGGAAAACCGCGTCTAAAAAAGACTCTATTTTGGGGAGGTCATATTCTCTGGGCGGGATATTAGAAAACTTCAAACCCCCACCAACCTCTGGGAGTGGGCCGTCGGCTTTAACTGCGGCGATTAAATCACTGATCAATGGTTCTTGCTTTTCAGTTGTACTGCCTGTATCTTTCATTTTAGCTGCTCTTTGTTGAGTGGTAGCGGTCTCATTCTCCGCTTTCCTTGGTTGGCTTTTAAGCCCTGATGTTTACGCATTGGGGCTTTTTTGTGCGTGTACTTTATCATCTACTTGTCTCATTTTATTTTCACTTTTAGGTTCTTCTGGCTTCCACCAATATCTATCTTTTATTTGACTATACATTTTATTTCCCGTATATCGCCATTACTGCTGGTTCGGCTTTCAAGGGGAGGCCCGCAGCCCACTCGGGCGCGAGCTCCATGTAGTCCTGACATTCAATAACGTACTGTTCAACTTCTGAATCATGCACTTCCAAAATAATCTCATCGTGTACATGGCCTACTACTGGAAAATCGTCATCCACCATATCACCTAGGCACTCTCTCAGCAAACAGGCTGCGGTCGCTTGGGTAACATTTTCCGCTAAAAAACCGCCCCACAAGCTCATTCTAGGCCATTCATCTTCACTGTCGGCCTTTGGCCGTACTGAGGCTTTCATAGCTGTCACACCTCCTTTTTCTATGCGAGCGTAAGGGTACTGAATGACCGTCTGGTTCGGCAGAATGCACATAAGCGTGCCGCCCAAAATATCAGGAATATAAATATACTTGACACGGCCGGCAGTGAAAATAGCCCGAGGACTTCTGACCGCGTTTACACTTGCGTTCTCAAGCTGTTTCCAGAATTTCCGCGCCCATGGACTGGCAGCACGCCACCGATCAACAATGCCCTGCACCTGACTGTTAGGCAGATTTAGCCCGTAGTTTTTGGCCATGGCTTGGAAAGCTCCGACCGCACCGCCAAAGCCTAGAGATAAAGTGGCTACTTTTCCTATCTGTCGGTCTTCTTCTTTCAGGCCCATACTGAGGGCGGTCACAATATAGATATCGACGTTCTTGCGAAAAATGTCTAACACCTTTTCACCGCCGGCACTGTCAGTTAGCCATGGCAGCACCATTGCCTCTATTGCTGACCAATCTCCCACCACAAATTTGTGGCCTTTGGCCGGTATCAATGCAGGTCGTAGCAGCCGCCCTAAAGTCTCCATCACTGGGAGCCCTGAGTACTCGGCTATATCGCAGTTGTGGCGCATTAGGGCTTTTAAATCTTCTGTTTGTTGGGCGTTGAAACAGTCACGTTTAAAATTGTGAACCTGCAACCCTTTTGATGAATAGCGTGTTGTCTGTCCGGCACCGGCAAATATGAACGCACCGTGTACACGCCCTGAATCTGGGTCGGCTCTTAATAGCATCGACGTAAATTTCGACACACTACTGTTCCCGCCTTGGTCGATCAACTCAATCACCTCGCGGAAATTGCCTTCCAGTTCTTCACATTCTAACAGTTGACCGCGAGCCGCTTTATCTAGCGTGTGTTTAACTTCCCCCTCGGCGTTAGGCGCCTTGGTTATGCATCTTTTTAGCTCTGGCACCTCGGCAAAAACAGGGATTAGAATTTTCAACAGTCGTGCGGTTTGAGTGACTTTAGTAATAGCGCCATCGGTCAGGGCGTCCAGTTGTCGGCCCAGTTCTTCTTTTTCCTGTTCGGCGTACTTCTGGGCCAGTGTCGCAAGCTCAAGGTCAATCAGTATGCCTCGGTCGTTTATGCGTTCACTTGTCTGCCAGTCGGCCTTGTCTTCATCTGACATGGGCCGCAGGTTGTTAGTCATACTGACCATGGCGCGGCTGTCAGTCATGCAATACTTGCCCATTTTCTTTATGAGCGCGGGGTCGTAATTAAACTCTCCGGTCTTTTTGTTTGGGATGCACAGCTTTTGAATAAGGGCCGTGCCGCTGTGGTCTTTCTTAAATTTGGCGTTGCTCGCTCGGGTGGCGGCATATAGGCTAGCAGGCAGAGCGTTTACACGACACTGGGCCGCAGTACACACCCATTTATTCGCGGGCAGTTCTGGAAAGCCATAATCACTAACCGCTATATATTCATAAATCAGCTGGTCAAAACGGGCGTTGTGCGCGTCTAGGGTCTCGGCTGTTTGTAAGGCTAGGGCTAGCAGGGCGGGCACTGGCTGGCCAGCGAACCATAACCATTCATCCCCATTGCTTTTGTTAATGAAAGAGCAACAGATTATATCTGTGCTGGGGTCACTGGCATAAACATCAGTTCCGCACTTCTTCAAGTCAACTCGGCTTCGAGTCTCGAAATCTAGGGCCATGGCTATCATGGGTATAACCGCCCTTCGGTTCTTTCTGAGGCGCCAAAAATAACATCGAATAATTCCTTACTCACTATTACCGTGTTTGCGGGCATGTGATCTGATTTCATAATCCGTAACCCTGACGAACCCATAATAACGTTTACGCCATCTGGGGCACGTTTTGGAGATAGCGCCTTTAGGATTGCGTGCGCCTCTTTAAGCTGTTCTATTCCTATGCTATCTTCTTTAGTCATAACGTTTACACTCGCTTTCATTATTGGTTAGGGCAGAACGGCCCAATTAAGGGCCGTTCAGGTAGTGCATTTTTAGCTGGTTCAGACTAGCCGGAATTTCTTGTGCGCCGTGTTCGCTTACGTGGCGCTGGGTTTTTTGACTCTTCCGGCACTTCTTCTTCTTCCTGCTCGGGCTCTGGTTCAGGCTCAACTTTTTTCTTAGCCGCACGTTTAGGCTTTTCAACCTTTTTAGGCTCGTGCACTTCTTCTTCGTTTTCGTCCTCAGCAGTAGGCATACCCACCCACTCATCGATAGTTAATACCGGTGTATAGATAGTGCCGTACTTTTTGATTTTATGCTTGTAAGAGTCATTGTCTAAAACAATGATCGGGCACAAATCAGGATTGCCAGCTTTGCCGCGTGCGATAATTTCAGACAGTAAAAGAGAAATAGCTTTCAAACCGCCAAGACATGACGTTTTGTATAGCAGTTGGGTGCCTTCTTCTTCGCCTTCTAGGCCTTTAAGCGCAAACGCTTTCTGAGCTTTCCAGTTCACAGGGTCGCCCTCACTATCAACATTGACGGGTAACGCCGGCAAGTCAGCCAGCAACACAGGAGGTTTGCCAGCGTTCGCCATGAACTCGCCTAGCAACTCGCCATCGGCCCATGCAACGTAGCCTTGAGCGTAACTAGAAGGGTCGACAACAAAAGCCGAATCGTTACTGACTTCGGTATCTTCCGCACCGAAAAGCCAGTTACCGCCTTTGGACATTTTGAGATAAAGAAAATCGCCACCGCCTGTATCGGGTGACGCCTGTTCAGCAGCAACCAAATTGGTTAATAGGTCTTGCAATACTGCGGGTAAATTGTTGGACATATTATTTATTTCCGTGGTTAAGTTAGTTAAAGTTTGCCGGCTAAATTAGGAGGCTAGCCGACTGAGCCTAATATACTGTATACAAAAAGCTAGTTCAAGTGTTATATGGTTTTACCTTCGAGTACCCCTTTACACTTACCCCCATAAGGCGAGGACATACCGCAAGTAACATTTACTTCCTCACCACCCCATGATTTTCTACCGCACCAGCTGCACTGGATATAGCTTGCGTCCTCTCTTAAATGGGCCGGTAGTTTTTGCTCTAACGTTTTTGTACCTTTTGTGAGCTCACTCATCACTCGCCCCCAACATGTCGTTCAACTGCTCAAGCCCAGCGATAGGAATAATAGCACTCCGCTTGTCTGACTCTAACGCCATGGTCGTGCCGCTTGACACTTTAGATTGCATGGGGCCGTAAGTTTTATCGAAGTCGATGCCTAAAGTTTTACAGACCTTTTCAATCTGCGCCGGTGACTTCAATTTAGTGGTGAAGCCCTCAGACAGTTTGATTTTCTTGGCCTTGCGCACTTTATCTTCAACCGCTGCCTCATTGTTCCAGACTCGGCTAGCACGTTTAGCCACCAACTTATAGCCGGCAATAGGCGTGCCTAGTTCAAGCTGTTCGTGCGCCATTTTCTCAACCGCCTCGGCCCACTCAACAACTTCTTTGGCAATTGGCAAATACTCGGCCAGCTTGTCTGCAGTCAACTCGTTTATACGTGTCGCCTTCAACGCCTGCCCAGTTTTGACCGGACAAATAGCCTCGGCTGGGCAGTATTTACAAGACGGGCCAGAGACCGCCATCGCCTCGGGGTCTTCTGTCTTGTCCACCGCGTTCAAATACTCAGTTTCAAAGGCGTCAATTTGTGCCATGTCAATTTCCCATGTCTGCAAGTCGTCGCCCTCATTGTTCGGCTGGATAATCGCGATCACTATGGTCTCGACTTCTTCGAACCATGCAGCGGTTGAGGAGTCAGTGGCAGCAGCTAGGACGTAAAATTGGCCTTGCTTGTTATGCTCCACTTCTACCCCGTGGAAACCAAACTTATAATCAAGCACAACGACAGTTTTGCGGTCAACACTAATGCCGATCAGATCGATTGACCCGCCCATGTCAGCGTCAATTTTAACGAAGGGTTCAACTTTCCAATCGTCTATGTCGTACTTTTCGAATAGCGCCTCGACGGCTTCTATTGCGGGGTCAAGTTTGGCGGATATTAACTCGGGAGTTAATATTTCGTCATTGTACTCGGCTACTTTCGACCCTAGTAGTTCTTCTGATGGTAAGTCTTCGTCATACGCAAGCCCATAAAGGTGTTCCATGCAGTTGTGCAACATAGTGCCCTCATCAGCCGCAGGGTTACTGCCACCATCGCGGGCGGGCGGCACCTCTTGAGACAGGCGTGGCCATGCTGGACACTGGATAGTTCGCGCTGCGGTTGACCCGCCGTATTTTAAATGTATTGCCATGTCTTCTAATCCTCAGTTTGGGTTAAAGTGATTGACTCGCCAGCGCCCAACAACCTAACTTCGAAATCTGGGGCGTGTGCCCAACACATATCAGGTTCGGGTTTTGACAAGTTCATTATTTCTACTCTGTTCACGTTTTGGGTTCGCATAATTAGTGCCCCGTTATCATCCCCCATTCCGCCAGCAATAACGCCTATCTGTAAAGGCTTTAAATCCCTAGCCCTTACTTTTTTAGCTAAAGGCTCTTTGTTTATTTCTACTTTTAACATAATTTTTCTCTTGGTTGGTTTTAAGGGTTATCTGTTTTCTTCGGCTCGTACTTCGCGGCATAAAGCTTCCGCACGTTGGCACACTCTTTCGGCAGTGAAACCGTCCACACCTGAGTTTTCGACAGCGGCTATTACCGCGGACAGAAAACACGTGTGGTTTTTACTTTCGGATTGTAATCTGTTAATCCGGTGCTGCATTTTACGCACTTTCTTAGCAGTTACTATCGACTGGTAATACATGGCCGCTAGGCCGGCTATACTGATAAGAGCTAGTAATTCTTCGTTTGTCATTTTGGTTCCTTGGTTGGAGGAAAAGTTTAACGGCGGTTTAGTTTTCTTTCTATTTTATCTGCCTTACGGCACGCGGCCCTAGACAGTATCGTTGATACCCTGTCTGCGGGATAAAATTTTCCTTTTATAGTGGCCCCGCCTTTTCTGTTACAAAACATAGTGTTCTCCGGTGTGGTTTTAAGGGCTTAACGGCGGCCTTTTGCTTGGGCTCGCTGCTCGGTCAGCACGTCGCTAAATTCGCTCTCGTACTCTTTAAAGAAGTCGAACATGCCCGCGAGGATTTCGAACATACGCAAATTTCTATCGACGGCCATCTGGTGAATCTCGTCGTGTAAACGCTCCGGCAGGTTGCCGATAGTCTTGCGCCGGCTTTCATCAATCGGGTACAGTTCGTTATAATTGCCCCGAATGTACGCTAACGAATCTTCTAGTGTCGGCAAATCAGGTTCGGCTTGGTTTTCGTCGGCCATGTTTTTAAATTCCTTTGTCAAATGTTTAAAGAATGTATATACTATATTCTCTTATCAACTAACACAAGAGATATATGGTGAAGACTGAAAAAGACCTGCAGAACTACACCAAAAAGGAAGCCAGAAAACACGGGGTCGGCTACTATAAGCTGACTTGTGTTGGTCAGACTGGTTTCCCCGACGTGCTTCTTACTTGGCACGGCTGGTGCATCTTTATAGAACTCAAGTCACCCGCCGGCACAGGTCGGGTCCCCCCACGTCAAACTCACGTATTAGCTCAACTCTCTTATCAGGATATTGAAACTTATGTCATCAGCCAACCAGAACAAATCGATGCTCTTATCGCCGGACTTATTCACCGAGAACCAAGGCCTATGCACCACGCGTTTATTTGAGACTGACGCCACGCTAGTTGTGGCCGATATGGGTTTTGGCAAAACGGTCATCACTCTAACCGCTATTGCTGAACTGTTAGCCGAGGGGGTTATTACTAGGGTTCTAGTGCTGGCACCGCTTAAAGTTATCACTACGGCAGTTTGGCAAAAAGAAATTTGCAAGTGGGCGCATATCCACCATTTAAACATAGCTGCCGCAACTGGAACCCCCCAACAACGCGTAAACGCTATCCGGTCAGGTATTGAAATAGTGTTAATGAACTATGAAAATTTGCCTTGGTTCTGTGACCACTTCAAAGACTCGCATGGTTTTGATGGCATAGTTTTTGACGAGTTGACCAAACTTAAAAGCTCCGGCGGTAAAGGGTTTAAGAAACTGCGCCATCGGTTGAAGTCGTTTGTTTGGCGTGTCGGTTTATCTGGCACGCCGGTCAGTGAGGATTTCGAGGGCTTATACTCTATGGCCTTGGCACTTGATAGCGGTGAGCGTTTAGGCACCCGCAAAGATAAGTTTCTCACTAAATACTTTTACCCCACAGATTACGAGCAAAGAAATTGGGAACTACTCGACGGCTCCGGCGCTACTCTATTAAATGCCGTGTCTGACCTGCTCTACATCACTGATAATTCAGCGTACAAAAAAACCTTGCCCCCAATCACCCACCACACCGAGCTTGTGCAGTTGCCGGAAAAAGCGCGGAAAATTTACGCGACCATGAAACGTGACGCTATTGTTGGAGACATTGCAGCAGATAACGCGGCGGTTGTTGTGGGCAAACTATTGCAGATAGCCAGCGGTTTTCTGTACGGCGATGATGAACTTGGGATAGACACACAATGGGTTCATGACTCTAAAATATGGGCGCTGGAAAACCTTATTGCACGTGTAAACGCTCCGGTCATTGTTGCCTATTGGTTCAAATACGACTTAGACGTTATTAAATACTTTTACCCGAGTGCTCGCGTGCTGGGTGGCAGTAACGACCAACAAACGATTGATGATTGGAACGCAGGCAAGATTGATATTTTACTGCTTCAACCACGTTCAGCCGGTCATGGTTTACAGTTACAGGGCGGTGGGTCTAACTTGATATGGTACGGGCCGCAGTGGTCGCGTGACTTAATGTTACAAACTGAGGCACGCATACACCGACAAGGCCAGAAAGATCCCGTGAACATCTATACTATTGTCGCTGAACACACTATCGATGTGGAAGTGATGGAACGAGTGGAAGGGAAGGGCGGTTATGCTGAATTGCTGGCCGCCCATCTAGGCTAAAATGTTAATACAATTGTAAAGTCGAATAGTGCGGCGGTTACTGCGGCAATAAAGCCAAGTATTCCGCACGCGGCTATTCCTCCCAGAAACATGTTTACACGCGCTACCTCAGTGATCACTTTTCTCTGGTCTTCCGTCCATTTAATTTTACTTTTCATTGTGGCACCTCTATTTTAGCTGTGGCACTGTCGCGGTCGCGGTCGCGGTCTATACAAAGGCGAGTGACCTTAGCGTTAAACCGGTCATGGTGCATAGTGGGTATTGCTTTC